AGTTCCTGTTGATGTTAAATTATCAGAAAATGATAATAAATTAAGAAAATTACCAGATAAATTAACTATCTCATCAATATCAGGTGATAAAGCATCTTGATATGCTTGTTGAATATCTGTTGCTGCTGGTGTCGTGTTTCTTGAAACAATTACTTTTGCTATGTTTCCAAATCGTGAAGACATATTCATTGTTCTGGCTTCATAATCTTCTTTTGTTACACATCTGTTTTGTGTTGTGAAAAATGCTCTAGCTTTTTCTCTAATCTCATCTGTATCTTCTTCGTTAGCTCCACCTATAGCAGGTGTTGTATTCGTAACACCACCAATAGTTGCGCCACCATCAACTAATTTAGTTGGTGTTCCAATGATTGATGATAAGTCACCAACTGAAGCGTTGGCTTCAATACCACCACCAATTCTATAAGTTATGGTTAGAGTTGTTTGTGTTGGTGTTTCACCCAATGTTGAATACTCATCACCTAATAATGGATCTATTGCTGCTTCTAAATTATTAGTTTGTCCTGGAATTATAATTCCCAATTGTTCTAAATCTAAAAAACTTTCATCAACTATTGAACCATTTTTTAATATACCATTACCAAAAACCAATGATGTTGAGTTATCTGTATTTGTTTCACGAGTAAATCTTTTTGTTGTTTTAATATATTGTAAAGAATATGGAACTGGAACATCCATTGAATATTCTGTCCCATCTAAGTTAGTATAAGCATTATCTCTCAACGGATCTTGAGCATAATGTTTTTTAACAGGTACTTGGTCTTGTGCTAAGAAATCAACTTCATACCATTCATTGTTATTTGTATCTTTACAAGATATAATATCAATTATATTTGTTTCAGGTAAGGTTATTCTTCTAAACTTCTGTGGTGATGTTATTGTAAAAGTTTTTGTTTTAGTTTCACCACTAACAGCTCTAACTTTTCTTGTCAATGTGTAGTCTGTGGTTAAACCATCAGTTGCTGTATCAATTACAGGTGAACTTGTATCAGCAGAAGAGGATATTGTAAAATCAACAACATCCAATGTTTCAAAATATAAATTTGAATTAGCATTTGACTGTACCTTTATCCCCTCAATAAAAGTACTAGCATTAGAATAATCAACTTCAGCTCTGTTGGTAGTCACTGCATTAACTTCAGATGTAAATGATAATTCAACAAATGCGGGAATGATTGGTTTTACTTTATACCCCAACATCTTAGCCATATTGATTATATTTTTTCGTTCTTCAGCTAAAGGTAACATCATTTCTTTATATTGTTGGTCAATGTAAAATGACATAACATCCCCAACATAAGCAGACATTTCCATTAACATCATACCAGGTGATGTTTCATTGAAATCTTTATATGTATTTGGGAAATATGCTTGAGCATAATTCACTAAAGATTGTTTCAACGAATTGAAATCTTTATTTAAATAATTTACATTTGATTCTTTAAAATCTTTTTTTCCGTATGTTGGCATTATTTATTCTCCATTAATATCCACTACCACCTGTACCAGCATCAGCTGATTGGTTGTTTGTATCGTTATCAATTGATATTTGAACTGATTCTAATGTGTTTGGGTCTTGTTTTATATTAAATAAAATGTCTATCACTATAGAATTTACATTCGTACCATTTTTTAAATTTATATTTTGAATCCGAACAAAGGGTAGCCAAAAATTAAATGTAGAGGTTATACTATCTTGAATGCTTATAAGAGTCTCCTCTGTTATTTGACTAAATAAATGTTGTCTCAAATTAATACCAAGATTTGGTTGAAACAATCTTTCACCTTTATTGGTATTTAATAAATTTCTTATATTGTTTTTTACAGCCTCAATGGTTGTTGAAGTAGTTGCAAAATATCCATCTCTATCATTACCTTTACGAATTGGTAAATCTATACCAATTCTCATATTATCATCATTGTCTTGAATGTATGGTTTTCTTGATGTATCTTTTATAGCCATTATAATAAATCCTCAATATCTTCTCTAAACAACTCCACTCTTGTAAAATCTCTGATACCATCTAATGTGTTTACATCAAACCCATCTTGTGAATCTGGATCTCCACCTATGTATACATATCCAGTTGAATCTAAAATACCTGTAGTTCCACCAGCTTTGTTGACATCTATGGTTTTTGTTATTACACCATTTCTACCACCAGTTAATGGGACATTTACAGGTGGAGATGGAGCACCACCTGGATATGGAATATCCGTACTGACAACTGTTGGTAAAATATCAGCTTGTTGTGATGGAATATTAAAATCCTCCAATACAACATTAGCATTTAATTGTGTAATTCTAAACTCACATTTAGTTAAAAAATCAACAATAGCTTCTTTAATCAGTTCAGATTCAACCTCAATAGCAGAACCTGCTGATGTATCTATATCATTATGGTTTGCTCCAGCAGCTAAAGCTGATTGAGCTTTAGCTTCTATTAAATCATCTTTTAATCCCATTATTATCTTCCAATTTTGTTTTTAGATTTTTCTTTACTTTTCTTTAACACTTCACTATAATCTTTATTTAAGAATTGACTCATTGGGTCACTTGATGGAATTTGTGGTGATGTATTTTTATTCACCATATCACCATATTGTTTACCAACTAATTCATTCATTCTATCTGAAGTGAACTCACTACCACCTAATGTTTTCCATTCACCATCTTGAGCTGTTTCATTTAATACATCATTCAATACAGAATTGTTTGTATATGATTTTTCCTCAATAGGTTTTGTTGGTTGAGATTGAGTTGGTTGTTTCAATTCAGTTATCACTTCCTTGATGGCCATAGCAACTTCTTCTCTAACGATTTTTCTTATTATAGTTTTTATATTTGGTTTTTTCTTTTTCATAACTATCCCTGTTCTATTTTATGTTTTGTACTTGTAATACTTTCTATTTTACTTGTAATTTTTTGTATATCTGCCTGTATTTGAGGCATGGGTGATTGTGGGCCCAATTGTGTTGTTATTACAATTGAAGGTATTAAACTTATAATATCATTTAAAACTTCTTTCAACGCTTCACCCAATACCATTGACTCCATAGTTGCTTTATGTTTATTACCAATATTTACATTTTCTGATAAAATATTTAAACTTGTTGGTGAGGTTAAAGATAAGTGTCTCCCACTACCAATATGTATATCCTTAATTGATGAAATAAAAATATCATCAAGTTTTGAATTTAAAGTTATTCTATCTGAATGTAATAACATTTGATTTTTATCATATCCATAAATTGTATCTTGAATATCAGCACCATTATTTAAATCCGATTGAATGTTACCAATTGGATAAGTATTATTTTCAACACCATCAGATGATAATTGGAATCCAAATTTTTGTTCACCATCACCAATTCCATCAATATAACTTTCAAAGTGTTGTGCTAATGTTCCATTTGAAGTTATAGTTATTAAACTACCATCCCCTAAAGTTTCAGAATAATTTCCACTACCTCTCTCATTTGAGATAAAAATATATGGATTGTTACTTCTACTACCAACACGAATACTATTTCCATGTCTACCCTCAATTAGATAATCACCAGCAACTTCATTAATAGATGTACCATAATCTAAATCTTCATTTCTAATTTTTTGTAATCTACTATATAAAACTTCCTTGTTAAAATTAAGACTTTCACCCCGTTCACCCCTTTGTGTATTTTTTAACATATCTTTATTTTGTATTGTTAATTCTTTTTTATAATTTAAATCATCATTCCAAGTAGGACTATTGTTGATTGTATTTATAGGGCCTAAATAATAATTAATTTTACCTATGGTACAAAGTAAAACTGGGTCACCTTTTGTTGGAATATCTCCGTGATTTCTCAATAATGGAAAGTACCTATTATATTCACTAAAAGATTGTTGTCTTCTTTTTCCAGTTGTATTTGGAACATGTGATACTGCATAAATAGTATTTATTGAAGTAGGGCCTTTATAACCCAATGATTCTTGTGAATGTATAGCTTCTATACAATAACCAGGTACAAATTGTAAATAGACAGGTACAGAATATTCTTTTCCTGCAAATCCTTTTACTTTTTGTCCTGAGAATGCTGTAAATGTTGAACCCATTTAACTCTCCGAAATCTTTGGATTTATTGTTTTGTTTTTTATACCTTCAAGTCTAACTTGTTCGTTGTTTAAATCATCAACTGTATCTTGAAGTGTTGACATTAATTCTTCCTTTTCCGAATCTGATAATAACATTGATTCATCAGAATCACCTTGTGATTTAGAAATAATTCTTTGTAATACACCAGCTAATTTAACAAGATGTTCATCGTTTCTAACTGCCGTATCCATATATTCTTTTATGATAGGAGCAACCATAACGACATCATCAATGGTTGTAATAAATCCATGTATTTCCGATATTAACAAATCTATTTGAGTTTTACGCTTTGTAGTGTTCTCATAGATGTCTTTTGTTAAATCTTGGAAAGTTTTTCCTTCAAATATTTCTTTTTCGTCTGACATACAATCTCCTCAAGATGTAGTTATTCATATATAAATATAAAATTTGTAAGAAATTGTCTAAAATAAAAAACCCTCATTTAAGAGGGTTTAGTATTTAAAAGAATGAACCTGAAAAGTTATGAATTATTGTACCTTGTTTGTGATATATATTTATTAATTTTTTATAATGTTTCTTTAAAACATTAACAACTGATGTTATATGAGCTGTTTCTACATCAGTCATCTCTCTAATTAGAATATAAATAGCTTTTTTGTTGAAGTTTTCAATGTCTTCTCTTTGTTTCATTAAGTCAATAATAGCATATCCTATCCGTAAATCTCTATCTTTTTTAAATATACTATTCATATTTTTATCAAAGTATTCAATTATCTCATTTGTTAAGTTCGTAAAATCGGATTCACCAGATGAATCCATATTTCTATGTCTATCTAGGACATCCATTTTATCGTGAGTTTTATATTTTTTGTAGTTGTTATTATTATGAAGAATTAAATAGTTCTTGGCCACAACTGAAAAATAACTAAATGCTTTTGAACCTTTTGTGTGGTCATATTTATGCATATTCACTACCATAAAGGCTACAACTTCATGTTTAATATCTTCAAACCCATAATCAAAATAAGTAAATTTAAAGGTATTAATTATATTCTCAGCAAGTTTATCAAAAGCCGCATGTATTCGTGTTCCATAAATTACATTTCTTTCACTGGGTATATTTGAAGAATTATACTCTACAACCGCATCTTGAACTTCCTGTCCGAAATAAACTTTACGCTTTTTCTTTTTTACTATTTTCTTTATTTCTTCTTTAACATCATTAACTGCTTTATTTTTCTTTTTTGGCATCTTGTGTCTCCTCTTCAAATATTCCATCTAAGGATAATTGAATTTGTTTTAGTTGTTCAAAGAAAAAACCAGTCTCATCGTCTGATTCATAATGTCCTTTAGAATCTACAAGTTTCATTTTATCTGTTGAGAATTTTATAACTTGTTGAATTTCTAAAATCAATTCTTCATATTGTGTTATTCTTCTAAGAGAGTATCTTAATAGTACCGATGTAGATACTGCAATTAAAAAGAATAAAATTGTTAATGTCCACCACATATTTATCTCCTAACTCGCAAACAATTCATCAAAACTTTTTTTGAGATTGTCCACTTGTTTTTGTTCATCTTTTGTTTTTGGAAC